AATAGTATCCCACGACATGATATCAGTTAACGAAGACATAATATTAATTTAATTGTACAGAGCGTTTAATGATTCCACAACGAACATGGTCAAGTAACATTAGAGTATCATAATTATCCTCAGGTGTGAAAGTTCCACTAGCCACTGAGTCATGGAGATTGTTATATAATTTATTCATCTCAGTAATATAATATCTCATAGTAGGATCTGGAATAGCACTTTCTAACCAAAATGTGACACATTTTCTAACACCATTAGTTATTGGTCTAACACCATGTATAAAATCAGATTGATAAATCAATATTCTACCTGGCTCTAATCTTCTTTCAATAGTTTCTGTTCCTATTTTAATGAAGTGTTCACCACCTTCATAATTATCATCTAATGTAATAACAGCAGTATAGTCAGTTCTGCTACCCCACATCTGCCAATAATCAACATGATCAGCATAATGTTGTCCTAATTCATACTTTAACATGAAACAAGGACTGATTTTATTAAGTGGATGTAAATGATATATGGGAGATGCTTTTAAAACTTTAGTGATAGCAGTATTTGCCATCTTGTTTAATTCAACATCTTCTTGTTGTTTATTGTCTTTCTGAAATTTATCTTTAGAACCTGTTATAGCACCATCAACAAATTTACCAGAATCAAATATGCTAAGTATTTGTCTTAGTTGATTATGGTCAAAGAAATCATATTCATATATCATTTTTGCATCTCCGCCATAGCTTTAATAAATTGATCACAAGCTTGTTTATATTGTTCAGTAACACTCGGTAAAGGAGTACACATATTGATAACTTGATCAAAACCAATTAAAAATGATGTATCACAAGAAAATATCTTCCATGGTGTTAATAACATTCCAACCTGTTGATCTTGAAGAGGTCCTGATCTAGTCAATACAAATGGGTATATCATATTATAACATACTTTTCTTTCTACACCATCAACTGTTTCAATATGATCTTTTACATTACTAACCACCTCTTCTCCAGTTTTCAGCGTGAGAATGAGAATATTTAATTTATCACTCATAATTTAGTTAAATGTTGTTTTCTTTAATTTGTGCTAATAGTCTGTCTAAGTCCTCTTTTGATTGTATTTCTTCAGAGGGATTTTCATAATCCTTATAGTTTGCAGGTGCAACGATAAAGTCAGGGTTCTTAAGTTTATAGTTGGATGCAATTGTCAATACAATTCTTTTAGCATACTCGCTATATGTCGTTGTGTCAAATGTTCCAAACTGACCATCTGTTTCTAAGTAGACTTTACCCTCATTTAATTTCTGATTGTTTAAGTCTACTCTACTCTCCCATGCTTTATACATGATAGGATTAAAAGGAAACTTAACTTCATCAGAATCTTTACCATCATTGTCTTGTGGTAATGATCTCAACTTAGCTCTGTACTTAGTCCACATTGCTTTTGTATCTGCATCAATTTCAGCATCTGGCATCTGTGTCCAATCACAATCAGCAAGGAGATAATTTCTAATCATTCTAATACCTTCCCAAGATACTTTATTCCATCTACCATACTCATTGTATAATTTTTCTTGGATTATCTCTTGTTCGCTGTCTTGATATTCAAAGTATTTTTCTTTAAGAGTCTCAGCAATCTGTGCTACTTCTGACTCAGTGGGTTCCACCCATGAATATGTTTTCCATGACCTTTCTTTAGTTGCACGATCATATACATATTTTTTCTTTTCAATACCATATGACCCATCACTGAAGTAATTCAAGTGAATCAAACGATCTTTATCAGATGTCCAGAATGGATACAAAACATTTTGGATATTGGCATTCCAATAATCCTCTCCAATGAATTGTGTCTTTCCATTAACAAGAATCATTCTTTCTAGTGCATTTACTTGCACTACTACACGTATGTCTGCCATGTGATTAAGGGATTTTAATGAACCAGCCTGTTGCAATATATTTATCATGGGTGAAGACTGTGTTTCCACGATGAACATGTGTCATTCCTGCTGGCCAGATCAATAATGTACCTGTTTGTGGTTTATATCTCTTCCTTTGATACAAGAATTCTGTTTCTGCTTCACCATCTGGCATATCATTTAAGTATACCATCCATGCTAACTCTCTGTTTGCTGCTCTGAAACTAGAGTTTTCATAGTGCCAAGTATGATAACCACCACCAACTGGAGTTTTCTGCACTTTTAAACCAATTGATGCTAGTTTAACTCTATTAATATGATCATACTCTTGTTTATAATTCTCAAATGCAGAATTTAGATATTTATAGAAATGTGCAGACGTTGCCATATCAATATCATCATACATCATACTAATATCATGACGTGCTAGTTTCTTTTGTGGCATTTGTTCATTGCCATAATGTCCGTAGTCTGGATTAATTTTTAATTGATTCTCAAAATTAGATATAATAGTATTACATATCTCATGATGTACAAGTCTTCTGTATACACCAATAAAATCTTCAAACTTTCCTTCTAATCTATCAGGATCAATGATCAATCCACTCTCACTCGCTTCTAACATCAATAAGCTCTGATCATATACTTAACTAAATGATACCTTGTTAACAGTGGAATGTCAATGTTTGGTTGTAATGAAGAGTCAACATTTAACTTTACAGCAGATGATAATGTAAATGTACCTTCATTTACTTCAAGACCAGCACTGTTAAGTGGATCTCCTTGTGGTTCAATACGTTCGGTAATAAACTCAATTCCTAAATCAGCTTTACCAGAAGGATATGATGTAACAGTTTGCTCTTTTTCATCATGAGCAAATGCAATATAATCAATACCAAAGTTATCGTTGTCAGGATTTCCAGCAGAAGATCTCGTTTGTCTTACCTCTAGTATTAAATTGTTTACCTGATATGTTGATGTTAAAGGAATTTCAACTATAGTCCAATCTGTAGGACCGATAGCAGAAGATATTGTACCAATTTTATTGAAACTAGTAGCATTATCATTACTAGCAAATAGTTCTAGTGGTTCACCTGGTGCTTCTCCACCGTTTGTACCATCACCACGAATAACTCTGATTTTAACTGTATTAATTGGTGAACCCTTTGAGTTAGATACAGTAGCATCAATTTCAATTGATCTTGCATATCTTACAGCTTCTTGTCCAAAAAATCTAAGATATTTTTCAGTATTAGTAGAAGCAAATCCACCATTGACACCAGATCCAGTTCCAGATTGAACGTAATCAACATTAGGACTTGCACTATCAAATATTCCAGAAGTTACTGAAGTTCCTGTACTGCCACCAGACTCTTCTACCACTTGATAACCAACTAGACCATTACCTGCTTGACCACCAGAATCACCACTATTACCAACAACCATTGTTCCAGCATTAATACTAGTAGCATCAAACTGGAATGCTAAGTATGCACCTGATCCACCACCACCTCCACCATCACCATAGAATGTCTGGTTTTCTACAGCAATGAGTTCAACAGATCCAGCACCACCATTAGAAGTTTGTCCTAGTCCAACTGTACCACCATTGCCAGCATTTCCCTCTGTAACAAATGATGCAGTAGCACCTGCACCTGAACCTCTATATCCACTTTGTCCTCTTTGTGCACCATAACCGTCTCTACGTGCGTTGGAACCGTTTCCAGCACCTCCACCACCACCAATACCAGCACCAAAACCGACGCCACCACCGCCAGCTCCTCCTCCACCACCAGAGCAGACAGAGTTACCACCGTTAGAACCACTTCCAGAGAAAATATTACTTAAATTCTGAGCACCATCATTACCAGAAACAGTTCCGTTTTGATCAGCACCTTGGGCACCATCACCACCAGCACCTCCTCCTCCACCACCGCCAGCTCCAGCGATCATGATTACAGAAGTACCAACAGCAGACGCAGAACCACCGCCACCGCCTCCGCCACCACCAGTTCCAGTACCTCCATTACCACCGCTTGCGAAACCGTCGGTTGATCCAGTACCACCAAGATATTTTGGGTTACCTCCAGTATTAATATTGGTAGGAGCTATTCCTCCTCCACCAACATAAACTCTTAATCCACCTACACCTGAAGGATCAATATTTACAGTGAGACTTTTACCATCACCACCATTACCTGCCCACCAGCCACCGCCACCATCACCAGTACTACCTGAAGCACCGCCACCACCTTTAATAACTGCTTTTAAACTGTCAAGTGGCCATGTAGCAGGGATAGTATAAGTATAAAAAGTACTGGAAGGTGTTGTATATGACTGTGATACTTCATTTGTTCCAGTGTATAAAGTTCTAGCACCATCACCACCAGCACCTGTGATATATGCAGTAGTCGCTCCTGTACCTCCCTCCAAAGTACTACCATTACCACCAGGATTTCCCTCTTCATATTGAG